CTGATGACCAAGAAAAGTTAAGTCATTATAAAAGTATAGTACCAGCTATGATTGCTAACTGTCATAAAGCACATCAAACAATACCAGGTTATGAATCTTGTAAACCAGAAATAGAAGCCTTTAAATGGTTTGATGGAATTAATATTCCTATTCATGGTTACATAGATTTAAAAGGCGATAAGGTTATCATTGAAGATAAATGTAGAATGCCAAGAAGGGGTATGGTCAAGAAAGATGGAACTAGGTCTTGGTTTCCAGGTAAGCTACCTGATAAACCTTCACCCTATAATTTATTACAAGTAGATTTTTATTGGTCAGTATTTGAAGTGCCAGTTTATCTTTGTTATGTAAATGAGAAAGATTTTAGAGTTTATCATGCAGGTAATTGTGATGAACTTAAACCAGAAAATATTAAGAAAAGAATACCTAGAATAATTCAAAGAGCTAAGGTTAGGCAAAACTTAATGAAGATAAGTAATGATCCTAATGTTCTTAAAGATTACATTCAACCAGACTTTACACATATGTTTTGGAATAATGATGCTAATGAAGATTATTTAAATAATGCTAAGAAATTTTGGGGATATTAAAAAATACCTAAAAAGCCAAAAAGTATTCATAGTGTCGCACCTAAAATAAACTACCCTAAAACTCCAATCGTCTATTCTTCAATAAAAGTTTTTTTTCTAAAAATTTTGCAAAACTCAATATGATATAATGGGTTATGAAAAAATTATTTCATAGAAAGGAGGTCAAATGAAAAACAGTAAATTAGACAGACGACTTGTTGGAAATTACGATAAACAAGACAAGCAATTTTACTTCATTGTTCAAAAGTGGAATGGCGACAGATACGAAAATGTTAAAACTTTTGAAGCTGAAAGGTGTGAAGTAAATGGTCTTAAAGAGCAATATCAAGACCAAGAATAAATAAAACAAGGGGAGGTTAGCACCCTCCCTTAAAAAAAGAAAGGAAAAAATGAAAACTAAATTAACATCAAAAACTAAGAATCAAGATGAATATACAATTATATTTGGTAATGAAAAATTTATAGCCAGATATAGTAAAACTTATCCAAGACTTGCTGAGTGGAGTTTGTCTAAAAGAGAACCTGGTTTAAGTAATAGAATAATTGAAGGTTACTTTTCTTGTGGTAATAATTTTAAATCATTAAATGAAATAAAAAAATTTATTAGAGATAGAAAGTATCTTTAATTAAATTTGTGGGGGAGGAAACTCCCCTACCAATCAAACTTAGACTCATTTTCAAAAGTCTTATCTTCGTCTGCTTTCTTCATACATAAATAATGAGCTTTACCTTTAGGATAAAAGGCTACAAAACTTTCTTGGTTCGTCATCTCTTTATGACAATACTTACACTTACCAATATCAACTATAATTACTTTAGGTTTAATCCAAGTTTTTCTAGGCATAACAATTTTATTACCCCACCTTCATACCCAGTTGACTAGCAACTACACCTGATAACAATTATTTTTTAGCAGTTCTTTTAGCTCTTTTTAAAGCCTTATCAGAAACAGTACCTTTACCTGGTTTACTTTTCCCAGATTTTTTTTTCTTATTCATGTAATAGTACAATCCTTTTTTAACTGTACGACCATCTTTAGTTTTGTGATAACCTTTTTTCATTAGTATTTCTTCTTTTTGTTTTTTTTCTTATTCTTTTTTTTAGTTTTTTTTTTCTTCATATACATATTTATCTCCTATTGTTATTTTTTTTACGCATATAATGTTCTGATGGTTCGTAATCCCATCTTTTGCCATGATGACCTCTAACATCAGCATAAAACATTCTTAGCTTAACTATTGTTTTTATCAACATTTTTTTTACCATTTTTTACAAGACCAATATCTTGCAGAAAATACATCTTTAGCAGTAGCACATTTATGTCTAGCTCTAAAACTCTTTCGTCTAGCAGGGTTAGACTTTTTAATAGTCATATTGGCATCACCATATCTAATAATCTTTTCTCTACCGCCTTTACAGGCTTTAACAACAAACTTTTTACCACCCTGAACTTGTCGTCTAGGTGAATTACATTTCATTTTTGCTTTGTTTATTGCCATATTAATTTATTTCATCAACTCCATTAAAGTATTTATAATCAAATTCTAAAACTCTGCAATCATGTTTTTTACGCATAGACTTTTGTTTGTCTTTAAATTCTGTGGCTTTCTTTTCTGTTTCAAATATAGTGTTAGTAAACATTCTATATTTATCGTCTTGTTTCCAAACTACACAATAAATCATGCTTTTACTTTTGGTTTTGGTTCAGGAACTATAACTTCTTGACAGCCAAATTTAGAGTATATTTGATGTTTATTAACTTCTTCTCTACCAAGTTCTTTAGTTTTATCTAATGATTTTTGATAACCATCTAATAAACAATTATAATAATTATCATACACTTTGGGAAAAGTATGAGGGTCTAGGCAAGTGTTTGCTATGGTACTGCACATAACTATTGTCAACATTATTTTCATTTATCATCCTTTATCTCCTCCAACTTTTTGATCTTATCATTAGCATCTTCAAGGTCTTTGGTTAAGTGTTCTAATTTCTGCAAACATCTTTTGTTAGCAGAATCTTTAGATTTACCAGCATCCTGTAATTCTGCAACCTCTTGTTTCAGAATACGAACCTGATCTTTATATTCGTTTATTATATCTACACTATCAGACATTTATTTTTTTTTAAATGTAGAAACACCCTTTATACCTAAAACAGTTGAATAGCCACCAACAATTAAACCTTGTAGCCATAGTGGAAAATTATTTATCTGTTCAAAGAAAATATCTAATTTTTCAATAATTTTTTCATCTTCTGAAAAGACTCCCCATCCTGCGATCAAGAGGGGGATGCTAATTAAAATCAAAACAAATTCATCCTTTAGGTCGTTTTTTTGAGCAGAAATTTGTTGTTGTTTCCATTCAATTTCTCCAGAAGCCATCTTTTCTGCATGACGCATTTCAGCAACAGATTGAAGTTCTTTTACTTTTCTTCTGTTAGAAGCAATAGACATACCAGTTTTAATCATGCCTGGAACTAATTTAGATGCTATACTTAACCACATTATGACTTTGCACTCCTCATTTTTGCTGCTAGTTTATTTGCTCTGTTAGGAGTTTGTTTTGCCCAAAGTGAGTCTAACATTTGAAAACTAGCTTCACCATATAGTTCGTTATCAAGAGCTTTCCACATATTCTTAAACTTAGAAACACCACCTTCTCCTATCTGATAGACCATATTAACAATTACTTCTTTAGCAATATAATTAATATTTCTTTCTCCTATTAATCTTTCAGCAGCTTGTAGTGTTCTATTGAAATCTTCTTCAAATATTCTTTCACCTTCTTCTTTAGTGTATTCTATATCACTTTCGTAATCATCATCAGGTGTTATCTTGTGTCCATAAAAAATAGTATCAAATCCTTCTGAACATTTATAAATCTTTGGTACATAACCTTCACAAAGTTTTATTTCTTCTTTTAGTTCTTCATACATTTGCAAACCTCACAGGTACATAAATCTTTATCATCATGGTGTAAATGTAAGTCATCTTTACAATGGCATTTACAATGACAATTTTTACATTTATTTTTTTTTCTTTTAGTTTTTTTACTACTAAATACTCTATCTATTTTTGCAAGAATATTATCAAAAAAACCAAAGAAATTACATATATATTTATCCATTATTTACTATTTTCTTTATACTTTTACTACCATCAATATTATCTTCTAATATAGCTTCTACTTTACCACACTTATATTCAATATTATTGTTTGCACTTCTTTCAGCTTCTCTTTTACCTTTAAGACAATCTGACATTTTATCTTGTATCCGGTGTTCTTTAAGTTCACCTGCAACAAACATACAAAGAGCAACAACTGTATTAATGATTGTTTCCATTAGCAAACTCTCTTTGTTTATCTTTTAATTTTTCTATATCATGTAATGCTTTATCTAATTGATCTCTTAAAAATTCTATATTAACTTTGTTAGTCATATTTTGCTCTTGAGTTATCTCTAATTTTTCTGTTGACTTATATAAGTCTTCTATCAGCATAAACTGTTCTTGGTCTGTAGGTAA